AAACCGTAATCAGAATGTTGTCACGGTTTCTGGCACTAACCCAGAAGGCAAGTCAATCAGGCGCACATTTAATCAGGCCATTATTACGAACAACTATGAAGTTGCTCTTGGCTCTGATACTACAGTGTCTCTTGAATTTCAATCACAACCTGCGGTGTAATATGGAGTATCAATTAAAAGGAAATCTTGAATATGCCAGAAAGGGTGATACTGCTAAAGCAATGTTCATTCAGTGTAATGAATTTACTGCTAAGCATCTTAGTCATACTGCTCCAATTAAGCAGATGTGCTTACGTGCCTTTAATGACATCTCTGAAGGATATAGTGATGAGCAAATAAAGCAAGCACAAGAGTCTACGAAAGAAACTGAGACTACAGGAAGTGATCTCATGCAGGCTCTTTATATGTCTAATGAAGATGTTTCAAAGTTCTTTATTTATATGAAAGAACTTTTAACGTCTGAAAATATCGCTTTTGTTGATGGCGAAGTTAAGTTGACTAAGCCTATCTTTGATAATCTCAGCCAAGAAGATGTTGAAGGAGTTTGTGGCGAATACGTCATGACTTTTATTCTAGCCTCTGTGCTGAGGGATTCACAGAGGCAAAATTAAAGGATAAGATTTGGGATGCTGTTCTATTCTTTGAAGGCGGTTTGGATTATCACAAGCTTATTGAAAGTCCATTTTCAACTGTTATAGAAGCAATAGAACAGGCCCAAAGATTAACCAAAGAGAGACAACAGCAGATTAACAGAGCAAACAATAGTAAATGAGCTTCCAAGTATCATATACTTTTCTGGCCCTCAATAAATTCTCTGCAACAGCAAGGAGAATTAAGAGGGATACTGTTGATCTCAAAAATAAAATAAGAGACCAAGGACGAGCTGCTGTAGAAGCAACTGCTGGTTGGAGAAAATTTAACCAAGCAGTATCTAATGCTGGCAAAAGGATGACGCTTTTTGCTTCTGTCCCTATTGCTTTTGGCTTTAAAAAGATGATTGATATGGCATCGGATGCCACAGAAACAGCCAATAAGTTTAAGGAAGTATTCAAAGGGATAGAGAGCGAAAGAGGCCAAGCAGTTGCTGGCTTGGCTAATGATTTTAAGCTTGCAAATAGTACATCACAGGAATTATTATCAAATACTGGTGATTTGCTTGTTGGTCTTGGCTTCAATCGTGAGGAAGCATTAAAATTATCAGATAGTGTCGTCAGGCTTTCTGCTGATGTTGCTTCTTTTAAGAATGTTCAAGGTGGTACTGAACGTGCTGCTATCTCTCTCACTAAGGCTCTTCTTGGTGAAAGAGATATGCTTAAGGAAACTTTTAAAACTGCTGTTTTAGAAGAAGAAGTCAAAAAAAGAGCTGTACAAATAGCAACTAAAAGAAGGGGATTAACAGAACAGCAGGCTAAGGCGCTTGCTACGTTGGCTATTGTTACTGAAAGAAATAAAGATGCTGTTGGTGACTTTTCAAGAACTCAAGATCAATATGCCAACCAAACTCGAATCAACCAAGAGCTTACCAAACAAATGGCAGAGTCATTTGGTAAGCTTTTATTGCCTGTTGCAATAAAGGTACGCAAAGGGTTGATAAGTTTAACTGAAAAAATAAATAATTTATCACCCAGAATAAAAAAGATCATACTCATTGTTCTTGCTGTAATTGCTGTTATGGGGCCATTGCTTCTTATAATAAGCACATTAAGTACAGCATTTGTTGGCCTAACAATAGCAGCAGGAGCTTTAGGGGTTTCTATAAGCGCAATGCTTTTGCCAATATTAGCCATAGGCGCTGGTATTGCTATTGTTATAGCAGTTATAATGAATTTGGATAAGCTTAAAAAGAAATTTAGTGAAATGTCGCCTAAAGCAAAGGCGGCATTAACAATAGCATTCTTTCCATTAATCTTAGCCATAAAGGCTATGAAAACAGTATGGAATTTGATGGCCAAACTAAAACCGGTATTTGTTGATATAGCATCAAAAATAAAGGATTTGTTTGATAAAATAACTTCAATACCAGCAATCTCTGGTATGCTGAAAAAGATTGGTGATTTTGGTGGTGAGATGCTATTTGGAAGTAAAATAGATGTTGGTGGAGATATAAGTAAAACCAGCCAAAATGAAACTGAAATAAATGTAAATGTTAAAGGAGAGCCAGGTACAGTAGCATCTGCTGCAGCCAAAAATAAAAGTGGTAATGCAAATGTTGGTCTTAATTTTCTTGAGGCTTATTATTAATGATATTTGAAAATTTAAAGCCTGGTAAATATAAAGGGGTCGACTTCTGGATCAGAACGTCTGCTATAACTGGTGGTCGCAAAACTCAAAAACATGAGTTCCCTAATTCTGATAAGCAGACTATTGAAGACTTTGGTTTAAAGCCAAAAAGCCACAGAGTAACAGCATTTATTTTTTGGCCCAATTATTTCCAAAAACGTGATGCTTTAATTAGGGCTCTTGATGAAGGCGGCGCTGGTGTTTTAACGCATCCATTTTACGGAGATATACCAAATATCTCTGCTGTTGATTATACTATTAATGAAGATTTATCTGAGCTTGGAGAGGCCAAGTTTCAAATATCTTTTGAGGTAGATGATGATACTGGTCTACCAAAGCAAGAACTTGATGTAATAGGAAATATAGAAACAACAAGAGAAACCCTATCATCAGCAGCACAAGAAAATATATCAAATAATTTTCTTGTGACCAATAAATTTCAGAATAACTTTCAAGAGGCTAGGCAAAAGCTTCTTGAATTAAATAACAAGGTTAGAAAAGAAACTAGCTTTGTTTTTAAAGTGCAAGATGGAGCCAATGAATTTAATGCACTTTTATCAGATGCCACAAATAATGTTAATGAGCTGGTTACTAAACCAGCAAATTTAGCAACAAGCATAGTAAGTATGTTTGATTCAATAGATTCCTTATATGTTAATATAAAGGATTCTTTTGATGTTTATAAAAGATTCAATGATTTTGGCGAGAGTGATATAAGCCTTGATATAACGACTGCAGGATTACAACAGCGCCAGAAGAATAATGATGTAATAAACTCATCAGTAAAAGCAATGTCGCTTGGTTACCAATATCAGAATGCAGCCAAGCTTGAGTTTGATACTGTTGAGGAAATTGAATTAGTTGAATCAGATATTGAATCAAACTATCAATTATTAATTGATCAGCCACAATTGAGTGGCGATATGATATCAACATTAAAAGATTTAAGATCAGTAACATCAAGGTTTTTCAAAAATGAAAAGCTTAATGTTGATAAAGTTACTGATATTAGAACGCCAATTTTACCAGCAAGAATTATAGCATATCAATATTATGCTGATAGTTCTATAGGCAAAAGGATAGCAAATCTTAATCTTATAAATGATCCATCATTTGTTGAAGGCACTATAAGAGTATTTACTGAATGATTACAATTGCTATAAATGGTGTTAATTATTCACTGTTTGAGTCAGCTACTGCAACCAAACAGCTTGATGCTGCGAGTGGATCATTTAGATTTCAAGCTGTAAAAACCAAAACCAATTTAACTTTCCCAATTAAAAAAGGCGATAGATGTGAAATCTATGCTGATGGTAATAAAATAATAACTGGCTTTGTTGAAAGGGTATCTGGATCAGCCAGTTCAAATAACCACCAAATAACGATTGAGGGCAGGGATAAGACTGCTGATTTTATTGACTCTACTATTGATGTTATAACTTTTAATCCTCCAATAAGCTTGAAGAAGGCTATTGAAAAAGTGATACAACAAATTGGAGCCAATATATCTGTTATTGACAAGGTTGGCCCGCCCGACTTTAAAAATTCTGAAGATTTACCATCATCAGAAGTTGGAGATAATGCCTTTGAATTTGTATCAAAGCTTGCACAGAAAAAGCAAGTATTATTGACTTGCGATGGTAATGGTAATCTGGTTATCGATAGATCAACTGGTACTAGAATAAATGCACAAATAAGGCACCAAATAAATTCAGAAAATAATAACGTAACCAGTTCATCTTGGGATTTTAATGATGAAAAAAGATTCTCAAGGTATAAAGCAGTAACGCAAATGAATATGCTTGCTGGTGAATATGCTGGGGATATATCATCAGAGGATTTAACTGATCAACAGAGCAATGTTGTTATAGATTCTGCAATAAGAAGGTCAAGGCAATTTATATTCCAGACTGAGAATTTGTCTGGTGAACAGTCTGCTAATGAAAGGACTAAATGGGAGGCCAATGTAAGGAAAACTAAAGGCCAAATATATAGCTGCACATTGCCTGACTTTTATGTTGATGGAGTCTTTCTTGTGCCAAATTTATTGATGAGAGTCATTGATGATTTTGCTGACATAAATGATTTGATGCTTCTTAATAGCATACAGTATGATTATGATGGCAATAATGGCTCTGAGTGCTTATTAAACTTTGTTAATAAGAATTCATACAAAGTAGCTCTTTCTGAACCACAGGAAGAAGAAGTTGGTAACGTATTTGCAAATGCTTAGAAAACTGCGAAATTTGATAAAGATTGCTAGAATAACACTATCATCAAAAGATGATGGTAAGTATTCAATACAGCAAATAAATTATATGGGCAAGACTACTCCTTGCCTTGTTGTGTTCCCTTATGGTATGCATGCAAATCTACCGCTTGATTGCCTTGGAACTATTTTAAGCTGTAATGCTGATGAAGGCAATCTACATATGTTCCCGCATTTATCAGAGGAAAGGATAAAAGGATTAAAGCCTGGCGAGGTAATATTTTTTCACCCAAAAACAAAATCATATAACCATTATAAAAATAATGGCGACATTGATGTTTTTGCAAAAGGTGATTATATACTAAACTGTAATAATTACAATATAACTGCAAAGCAAAATATAAATTTAAATGCTGGTCAAGATATTAATGCTGAGGCTAGCAATTTTAATATAACTGCTAAACTGAATGTTAATGGCGATACGAAATTTACAGGATCAGTTTCTGCAAATGATTTCCCAATTGATGAAACTCATAACCATGGCGGCCCTGAAACTGCCCCTGATGGGCCTGTAACAGATACTGGAACGGTGAATCCATGAGTTTAGAAAATCAATTTGATGTTAAATTAGATGAATCTAAAGGATATTATGACATCTTGATAGATGATGATGGTGATATTCTTACTGATGATCAATTTAATACTGCTACGCTTATGACTTTACATTGCCATAAAAGGGCATTACCATCTGAAATGCCTGATGCCTCAAGAAGGCGCGGATGGATTGGTAATGAATCTACTCCTGGTTTTGAAATTGGATCTAAACTTTGGCTGTATTATCAAGAAAGAATAACAGCCAGCATTTTAGAGCAATTATCATCACAATTAAATGTTGATATTTTGTGGTTTGTAAATGAAGGCTTATTAAAATCAATATCTGTTAGACCGATATTTGATCCAAAAGAGGTAGGAGTAGAGATAACTTTTAATAGGCACCAATCTGAATCAGAAACAAGATACTATAAGCTTTGGGATAGGACCAATTGATATGCCCATAAAACTCCCTGAAAATGCAACTGAAATTGAGCAAAGGCAAAAAACTGATGTTCAGCGTAAATTGCCTACATCAAACCCATTTCTTCCAAATAGTTGGCTTGGTGCTTTAATAACTGGTACGTCAAATAGATTTTTTGATTTTTATTTGCAATTAAAAGCACTGTTTAGAGAAACTTTTTGGGATACTTCAACTGGTGATTTTTTAAAAAGACAAGCATCTTGGTTTGGTTTTACATTAAATGCTGCATCAAAATCATTGGGTAATGTTGTTGCCACAGGAACGTTATATGCTGATATATTAACTTCTGATTCGTTTAAAACCAGCAATGGTGTTGAATATGAGGTATTATCAGCAGTTCAGATTGAAGACCAATCAATATCAATATTGAGTATAGAAAGATCAGGCTCAACTGCTATTGCTACTACAGACGGCCCTCATGGAATGGCATCAAATGTAACTCCTACTATATCAGGTGCAAATCAATCTGAGTATAATCAATCTGATATAGAGATTAAAGTTACAGGTGTTGATACATTCACTTATGAAGTTAGTGATTCACCAGCTACACCAGCAACTGGGACAATATCTTTATCAGCAGAATTTGCTATTGTGCCAGTAAAATCAGTAGAGTTCCAATCAAATGATCAGGAAGTTAATCTTGAGGCCGATACACAGCTTACTCCATTGACTCCAATAACTGGCGTTAATGGTACTGTTCAAGTTGATGCAGAAGGAGTAACAGGCGGATCAAGCTCTGAGCCTGATGATGTATTTCGCGGAAGGTTTCTTTCTGGTGTTCAAAATCCTACTGCTCAATTTAATGTACAAGCAATAATTGATAGAGCTAGAGAAATTACTGGCGTAACAAGAGTATTTGTGAAAGAAGTAACTCCAGATATAGGCCAGGTAACAGTGTATTTTGTTAGGGATAATGATGATGATATTATCCCAACATCAACTCAAGTTACTAATGTTAAAAATAAGATACTTGAAATTAAGCCTAGTAATACATCTGATGATGATGTAATAGTTGAAGCACCTGATGAAAACTCTGTTGACTTTGAATTTAGTGCTTTAACTCCAGACACTGTTAGCATGAGAAATGCTATAGCAGCCAATCTCGAACAGTTCTTCAAAGAGTCAACTGATGTTGGGATTGATATTGATGAGGATGCCTATAGAGCTGCAATATTCTCTACTGTTGATACAGAAACTGGTCAGCCTATGCAAACATTTGCATTAAACTTCCCATCAGGTGATATATCGAATGCTGTTAATCAATTGCCGACTTTAGGTAATATTGGCTATGACATTATTTAAACAACATTCTGTTGAAGATCATGCTGATAGTATAGCAGCATATCTCCCTAGCGGGGAGTTGTTTAAATCTGCTAGGATAACAGATTCAAATTTTAGAAAACTTTTGCTTGGGATATCACATGAGCTGTTTACTGCTGAGGGTTATTTAATAACAGCAGCCAAAGAGTATGATATAAGAACAACAACTCTTTTTATTCAAGAATGGGAAAGTGCTCTTGGTATA